ATGGTGAAGCAGGATTAATACCTACTTTGGGTTCATATGTCATAGATATATAAACATTAGGATTATCCTTATATTTCAATAATTGGTCATATGCCGATAATCTAGGATTTTTTTCAGGATTTCTACGTGCTTCTAATAGTGGCAATACTTCTAATAATCTCATATTCTATACCAATTTAATAGGTCTAACATAATAATAAATATCATCCAAAGGTTTCGCACCCTCCGCAGGTTTCCACCCTGTTGATGATGTACCAAAATCAATATTATTATCATTATGATATTCAAATACAATATTCTTTGTATCATCATGTTTATATTCTTGATATGATGATGTCCAATATGATACTTCATCGTTATCATAATTTAAAAATTTATAATCATCAGATAACATCTTTAAATTTCCACCAATCAGTACAAAATCTGGTTTTGATGGTATAACCCATTTACCAGGCAATGATTTAACATAGTCAACAGCATCCTGATAATAATTAAATCCTTTTTCATATTTCTTAGGTGATAATATTAAGGATTTACCATGTATCTCACCAATATATAATCCACCATGTTTAGTAGTTTCCAAATTTTTATTATATCTTACATAATCCTTATTTAATATAGTGTCTAAATGGTTTATATAATCAGTAGATAAAAAGAAGGCCTGTGTAGGCTCATTACTATGGATAATACCATCCCCATAATCTACCATACCAGCATATCCTAATTTTCTTAATATTTTACCAAACTTCCTACCAGAAGGACTATACTGATGATAATCAATTTCTTGATACGTATCCATTTCAGTACCCAATTTTCTTCTAGGTACCGATACAGGTTTTTCATCTTCACCAGATAATATATTAATAAGACTAAAAAATCTGGATGCTGGCTGTTTACTATAAGCCTTCGAAAATGCCTTCCCTATCATAGGTAATATTTCTTCTTTATATCTATCTGGTGGTATATCTTTAAATATCATTTTCATATCATTAGATAAATCTTGTTCGGTATAATCATGCACATCAATAAATTTACCCTTACCATTCCATTCAAATACCTGAATATACTTAGCACTACTAACAAATGGCAATTTTATTAAACTTTTATTTTTATCAAAATCATATATATCCCATACATATTGTAATGGATAACAATAGATACCCAATGGGGTGTTGTATTTCGATAATGGATTAATACCAAATTTTGGCAAATATGTCATAGATATATAAACATTAGGATTATCTTTATACTTGAATAATTGTTCATATGCAGATACTTTAGGATTCTGTTCAGGATTCTTACGTGCCTCTAATAGTGGCAATACTTCTAATAATTTCATCTCTTAATTAACCTCACCATTGCCTTACCATCTGCATAATAATCCATCTGTGAACCTGTCTGCATATGTTTAATCCATGCCATATCCCTATCATTACCCATAGTAGATGACCAATAGGCTGCATCTTTAAACAAATACCTATCATCATGAAATGTCTTAGTTATATAATTATAGATATATACCAATTCTTCTATTGTCGGCAATCTCCAATTCTTACTACTCTCCGCATACTTAATAGCATCATCGTGTTTCAAATACTTCTCCGATGCTTTAGGTGATAATATAATCTTCTTACCTAAAAATACTCCCATATTAAACCCATCCTCTCCAGAGGATGCAGTTTGATTCAATTTATCAGGATTGGCATGATACTTATATAGATTTAACATTATTAATCACCATGATGATAATATTTCTTAATTAACATATTCAAAAATGTCGTGTACTGTGGGAATTTTGACAAATATTCAATATCACCAGGTTTATTGATAATATTAACATTTTTTTCATCCTGAAATTCGTTACGTTCCAAATGTATACAGAACTTTTGATTACCAGCATTAATAATATATAAATGTCCAGAATGATTATAATCATCAAATTTATTTTCTGATTCTTTAGCACTAACACACCATGTAGTACCACTACCATATTCTATAGAGGTAGCTTCGTTCTTAGGAATAATAACCTTAAAATTGGGTGTGTCAAATAGAATATGAATATTACCTTCTTCCTGTTCAGCCTTTAATTTAGCATTTGACCATAATTCATTAGTCACATATTTGGTCTTCATAGGGTCATGCGTTACAGCATGCTTTAAATCTAATACACTATAATGTGATAAATCTGTCTTCTCAATAACACCACGTTGTTTCAATTTTTCAAATTCTGCAATATCAGTAGTCAATTCATGAATATCACCCATATGGAAATGTTGACCAATATACTGATTAATTAACCATTCAATATACTTTTTACCAATATTAGCAGATAAATATTTTACCAAATCTACAGCATTACTAAATTGTGGTTTATTAGATTTATCATTATTATATGCAGTCATAATCTCTTTTTCAAATTTCTGACCTAAAACATCCTCTTTAGCCTCTACTATAATATTCCAATCTATCGGCATACCTGCCAATTCTAATAATCTATTTAAATCTTTCTGCATTATGATAATTCCCTTGAAGAATAATATGAATTCAATTATTTATCATTGTTTAAGGGTAAAGATGGTTAGGATTATTAATATTAATATGATATTGGTTATTATCATTATGATGAAACCATTAAGATGATTAAAAGACCATTGATGTTGTTATGGTTATTATCATTAGGATGGTAAAGAGAGAATAAATACCGTATTGATATTTTAAAATAGGTTAAAACAATGAAAACACAATTATTAGTAGAAGATATGTTACCTGACCAATCAGGATTTATTACCGAATCTGCCACTGATGGTAAAGATATGTATATCAGTGGAATTTTTATGGAGAGTGGGGTCAAAAATAGGAATGGGAGGATTTACCAGCTTGAAGAAATGACTAATGCAGTCAAACAAGTTCAGGAAAATATTAAGAATAATCAAATTTTTTGGGGCGAATTGGACCATAGTAATTCATTACAAATCTCAAGTGACCGTGTTTCGCATATGGTTACCGAATTGAGAATGGAAGGTAATAAAGTATTTGGTAAGGCCAAAATTTTAGATACCCCATGTGGTAAAATCGCCAAAGTTTTAATTAAAGAATCTGGTTCGCGTATGGGCGTATCTAGTAGAGGTTCGGGTTCTGTTGATGAATCAGGAGTCGTGTCAAATTTTTCACTAATTTCTGTGGATATAGTATTAAATCCAAGTTGTGCCTCTGCGGTACCAACGGCAATTTATGAAAGTTTAGAAGCATCTATTAAAGGTCGTCATATCCTTACATTAGCTGAACAAATTCAAGAAGATGCATCTGCACAAAAATATTTGGTTACCGAATTAAAACAATGGATGAATAGTTTTTTGAAAAAATAATATTATTCAATACTAAAAAACCCTCTTGACCATTATATTGATGGTTAGGAGGGTTTTTTATTATACATCGTATAAAAATATACATAAATAATATCGGATTCGCGTAACGCCAATTACCAATCCTCTAACCTTTTTTCTCTTTTAAACATCAGGAAGATTAGCATGAATCTATTTATGTATATTATTTCATATGAATTAAAAATTGTCAATATATTCTTGATGTTTAAATTACAACATACAGGAATATAATATTATGTATAATCAACTTAATACAACAACACCATATTTTTATATAATTCAGCATAAAACAACTTTAAAAATGTATGCTGGATGCAGATTTGCACAAAGATGTCATCCATCAGAATTATTACAGCCACATGGATATTGTACATCATCTAAAATAATTAATAATATAATTAAATCAGAAGGATTAACATCCTTTGATATTTTGCGAATTGATACTAATTTAGATGGACTTACTGCACCTGAATATGAACGTGCCTTTTTAGATGTTATGCGGTGTGCTTCATCAGAAGATTGGTACAATAAATCTAATAATAGTTCCATATTTAGACAGGATACGTCTAGTATTCTAACGTGTAAATATTGTGATACGTCCATGACTTCTCCATCAACGTTCAAAAGATTTCATGGTAAGAAATGTAATATGAACCCAGAAAAAATAAAAAATGTGTTTTCTAAAACATGTGAATTCTGTGGACATGTTTGTACAACAAATACAGTATATACCAGAGAACACGGTACTAGATGTTTAAAAAATCCGGATTATGTACCACCAACTTACGAATGTGAATATTGTGATACGGTTATTACTAATTTAGCAGGTTTAAAGAGATATCACGGTGCCAAATGTTCTAATAATCCCAATTATACACAAAAATTATATCATTGTGAATGGTGTAATAAAGATGTTTATAGACATAATTTAAAACAATTTCACGGTGATAATTGTAAAATGAACCCTAATCGGGTATTATCAAATTATGAGTGTGAACATTGTGGTTTCGTAACAAATAATATTTCCAATTTCAAAGCATACCACCAAGATAATTGTAAACATCATCCAGAAGCACCAACAAAATATTATCAATGTAAATGGTGTAACAAAATTTGTTTATATGAATCAACATATAACAATAAACATAATGATAATTGTAAATTGAATCCCAATTATGTAGAACCATCCTACGCATGTGAACATTGTGGTATTACTATGCATACATATCGTTATTTTAAAAATAATCATGGAGATAATTGTAAATCAAAACCTGGTAATATTGCTAATAATTATCATTGCGAATGGTGCAATAAAGATATTACCAATAAAAGAACATATTCCGCGAGTCATGGTGATAATTGCAAAAAGCATCCTGAATATATTTCACCAATATATACTTGTGAATGGTGTAATATTGAGATGACAAGTATATCAAATTTTAAATCTCTCCATGTCGATAAATGTAAAAAACACCCAAAATATGTACCAGCATATCAAACATGTGAACATTGTGGAAAGACTCTAAGTTGTGCGTCGAATTTTAAAATAAATCATGGGGATAATTGTAAACACAATCCGAACATTATACTTAAAATATATAAATGTGAATATTGTGATGAGCAAATAACAAATAAATCTGTGTATACCAAAAAACATGGAAATAAATGTAAATCAAATCCTAACTGTGATGCCACAATATATAAGTGTACCTATTGTGATTTTGAAACTAGTAGTCTTTCTATGTTTAACAGATGGCATAATGATAATTGTAAACATAAAAAATAATTTAAATTATTGGTAAACATATCTAGTACAATATAACCTTTCTTGACCATTAATTTTATGGTTAAGAAAGATTGTATTGTACATCGTACAAAAATGTTATATAATTATACTTCAAGTGTAATAGGAGTTTTTAAAAATGAATGAGAAACAAAAAAAAGTTCTGTCAGATGAACATAAAGAAAAATTAAGATTAGCTAATCTAGGTGATAAGAATCCAATGTATGGTAAATATGGTAAGGATAATCCTAACTATGGTGTTCCATTAACAGAAGAACGTAAACGTAAGATTAGTGAAGGATGTAAATTGGTAAGAGGTGGTGCTGGTAATAGTTCAGCTACTGAATATCATTTAACCGATACTACCGGAAAGGTACATATAGTAGTAGGCACATTAGAAAAATTCTGTGCCGATAATAATATATCTGAAAAAGTTATTAGAAAGTATATGGATAACGGTATTATACCTGTTAATACTAGAAGTAATGCTACCGAAAAAAGTAGAAATACTTATGGATGGTCATCTGTAAAAATTGGAAAGGTTAATATAAAATCCTAGTATAAAAAAAGCCCCGCATAGCGGGGCTTTTTCAAAGGATATTAATTATTTATATTCTTTTCCGTCATTTTCAGCATCCATATCTTCAGATGATTCGTCATCTTCATCATCCATATCTTCATCATCTTCGTCATCTTCATCATCCATATCTTCTGATGATTCTTCACTGTCATCTTCATCATCCATATCTTCTGATGATTCTTCACTATTTTCATCTTCATCATCCATATCTGACAATTCTTCATCATCTTCATCAGATTCAATCAGTTTAGATAGTTTATTAGTGACGTATGAATGGAATACTGTTTCAGCTTCGTCGAAATTTTCCTGAACGATTGCATCTAACATTTCTGCTAATTTTTCTTTCATATTTTTAAGGCTCCGTTAACGGTTGTATATAATCATGATAATATATTTATATCAAAATGATTACGGTATGATTTTTTGATGTATTTATATTATAAATATAGGATACAAATTATCATTAGGGTAAAAAAGATGGCTGAATTGAATGACCAATATCTAAATAGTTTAAAAGTTGCTTTATTCCAATTTGCAAGAGAATCTAGTAATTTTACATCGGTATTGACGGATGTATTTGATAATTTAGATAAATCCACGACCCAATCATCAAGAACCATAGATAATAGTACAAAATCTGTTAAAGGATTTGGAGATGCTATTTCAGCATCGTCATCATATTTAAGAGATTTTAAAAGTTATGTATCTAATAATAGTAAGAATATAGCAGAATCCTCTAAGGCTGTAAAAGAGTATACATCACAATTAGCAGAATTAAAATATAAAAGTGCAGATATTAATAGCAATTGGGGAGCTTTAAATACTGCTATAAGAAATAATATTGATGCTACTGAATCATATACTAGACAACAACAAGTATTAATAGCTAAACAAATTAAGGATTATAATACACAAATATCTGATTTGGCTAGTATAGGACCATTAACACAAGAAGCAACTGATAAATTTATTGAATTAAATAATGTTGTTGATAAGTTAACGGATGATTTAAAAAATAGTAAAGATTTTGGTAAAGATGAACTTAATGCTAAAATAAAATCTCAGAATCAAGAATTATATAAGAACATATATGATACCTTTGGTAATTCATTATTAACTATTGATAGTTTAATAAATGAAAAGACCTCATCATGGAAAGGATTAAAAGGTAGCATTGATGAATTAGCTAGGGATGCATTTAAAGATACATCATTAAACATATCAAAAGAATTCCAGAAGAATGGTATTCCAGGATTGCATGATTATAATAAGGCATTAGCGGAGGCTTTATTATCATTAGAACGTACTGGTGGAGTCATTGATGAGAGTAATTTTTTAATTATTGATAAATTTCAACAATTTGCGGAAAAGGTTGGAGATAGTTCAGAATATGTAAAAAATATCAATACTGCTTTAAATGCTCATGTTAAGAGTATTGTAGATGGTAAAACACCTGAAGAGGCTAAAACCTCTATAAGTGGTGATATTGTTGATAAATTGACAGAATCATATCAAGGTAATATAGAAGCATTAGATAAGTTTAGTAAGAGTATTAATAAGACTTTTACGAAACATCAGATAGCATTTTCTACTATTATAGATAAACAATTATCTGAACAAAGTAATATCTTTGGTAAATTTATCTATAATTTTGGTAAGGGTGCTGTTCAGGGTGGGGCAGGTGGTTCGGAGGGTATGACTAATGCTTTGAATCAATTTACTGGTTCATTGAGAGAAGGTATATTACCATCATTAAAGAGTATTGCATTAGGTTCTAAGGATTATATAACATCTGAGGCTCAGGCATTATTTAATGGTATTAAATTAGATAGGGTATCATCACAAAAATTACAAGAGGGTGATTCAGCAGCATTAAAAAAATTAGGAGATTCTAAGGCTATTTGGCAGAATATGTCAGGTGGTATTGATGACTTTACTAAACAACAATTAGATACATCCAAAACATTTAGGGATGTTATTGGTGTTGATGCTGAGATGCGTACTAAAGAGTTTGTAGAATTGATGAAGACTCAACAATCCCTTGGGGTATTAGATACTTCTGGTAAGGGTGGTGCAGAAAATGAAAAAAAATTAAAAGATATATTAAATGAGGCTAAAAATATATCTGATGCTGGTATTTACAGTCAGACACAAACATTAGAAATATTTAATAATACGGTACGGTCTGCCGAATTTTTGAAAGTTTCTGCAGGTATGGATAAAAAACGACGCACTGCCCAAGAAATGGAGGTTATGACTACCATTAAATTTGCCAGTGCCTTGAATATGTCTACCGAGGCTGCAAAAGCCTTTGCTATAGCATCTGCATCGGCTGGTGCTAATTTGTCACCACAACAAATGATATCCAATGTTGCCACGACATTAAAAACTCAAAATATATTAGATTATTATGCTAAAGAATTGGGGGTTAAATCTGAGATTTCTGATATAGACCGTTCTAAAATGACGGAAATTGAAAATAAACCTGCCCAAATGCGTACTGACCAAGAAAAAGAGTTTTTTAATGAATTCTTGTTGAAGATGGTTAAACAAAATCAGGATGAACAAGCTAGATTAACTGAATTATCAAAAGAAGCTGAGGCTCGTGGTGATAAAGCTGCTGTACAACAATATTCTGCTATGTCGGTACAATTAGCTAATCAATTTGATACCTCTATTGCAGAATATAGTGGTGGTGAAAAAGATATTATTGCGGCATATGTTAAACAGTATCCAACAATGGATATGGCAAAAATCGAAAAAGACCGTAAAGAGGGTGAAACATTAACACAGGCTATTGTTCGCCAAATGGACAAAAAAAGTGAAGAAAAGACGACAGAAAAAGATACCTTATATAATGATACTATTATAAACTTATCATCATTAGCGGCACAATGGAAGGCATTTACCGAAAATATTGTTGGTTCTAATATTTTAGCATTAGGAACTGCAGCATTAGGTATTTTATCAGTTGTTGCAGATTTGGGGGTATTAGCCAAAATGTTCGGTGGTGCGGCTGCCGTTGCCGAAGGTGGAGCTGCCGTTGCTGCTGCGGGAACTGCGGCGGGAGTCGCTGGTACTGCCGGTATGGGTGCGGCAGCAGTAGCATTATTACCAGAATTGTTAGCAGCATTAGGGATTGCCGGTGGTGTTGCATTGTTTGCCTATGGTGCTAAAGGTTTATATGACAGTTTCTTTGGTGATGGTGATAAAAAAGCAGACCGTGGTGATGCTATTCATGGTATTGTGGATGTTAATAATTTAGATATCTATACGAATCAGGTTACTGATGCTATTGATACACAGACACAAGAATTATTAAAAGGATTTACCAGTATTATGGGAAATCCAAATGATATTAAGAAGGCTATTGATAATAGTGCTATGGCAAATACAGAGGCGATTAATAATAGCACCAAAGAAAATATTAACGGACGTGATAATGTTATCTATAAAGCAGACCGTGGTGATTATATTCATGGTATTGTGGATGTTAATAATTTAGATATCTATACGAATCAGGTTACTGATGCTATTGATACTCAAACCCAAGAATTATTAAAAGGATTTACCACTATTATGGGTAATCCAGATGATATTAAGAAAGCTATTGATAACAGTGCTATGGCAAATACAGAGGCGATTAATAATAGCACCAAAGAACATATTAACGGACGTGATAATGCTACTATTGCTATTAATAATCCTGAAAAACCATTATCCACCGATACTTCTATACCGTTGGAAGGGTCAAAGCTAACTAACCCTAATAACGGTAATACCAATATTGAACAGCCTACTGGTCCATTACCATCGGAAAAAATTAATAATACTGATATTAGTGTAGCATTAGAGGATTTAAAGACATTTTTAACGAATGAATTGATTGTTGGAATGTTATCAAAATTTGATGCATTGATTACTAATACTGGGAATACTGCTAAGAATACTGGTGATGATGGGACACTTGGAGATTTGGTAGCAACATTAACAAAACCAGCATCTCAACCGTATGTTAGAGGAACGGTTGAGAATGCTGCAACTCTTACGAGTTAATAGTTTCAGGATTTTATTGTTATGGATGGTTTATCGTGGAGGCTGCAATTGTGGAGCAGTTTGTTGATTTTGTTGTTGTGTATTTTGTAATTGTGGAGCTGTACGTTGTGCTTCTTTGGTTTTATTAGCCAATTGTTGTTGCAGACGTTTAATTTGGTCATCGAATACTTTTGTAGCTCTACTTTTACGAACATTTAAATCTGCAATTTGGGTATTGATATTATTAATATCGGTGGTTGTATCTTCTGTCATTAAATCTAATAGATTCATCTTGTTCTCATAGGTTGCGTTAGTATTGATTTCATTACGATATTTGGCTAATTTTGCCAATCTATCTTCTTCTTTTTTAGATTCTGATTGTTTTTTGAAATGTTCCTCAGCTCTAAGCATATCTTCTTCATTTTTGACTTTCATGTTTGTCATTTGAATAGCTAATTTAGCCTGTTCGGCTTCAGCTTCTTTAGCTTTTGCATTAGATTCGGCTGCTTTTGCATCGGCATCGGCTCGTAACATGTCAATAACTTTCAATAATATACTTTGGTTATCATTACTACCGATATCTTCTACCGGCGGTTCTAAATTATCACCACCTTCCCCTCCGGGGAAGGTGTCTTCGCCTGCGGCACCTGTAGTAGTATCTTCAGGATTTTCGCCTTCGGCACCTTCGGGATTATCTAATTTATTATCAACTTCTTCATCTTCTGGCAATTTTGGCCATACTACATGAATAATTTTAAAAGAATTTCTAAGGTTGAAAAGTATTTCGGCAACATCGGTTTGTTCATCATCTTGTAATAATTCACCGAGAGCATGTTTAAATTCTTCATCTTGTTCTTTATCAACATATACTTTAGTGATGTTACCATCAGAATCTTCGATACCATAGGCTACGGTATTTTTTTTCATTTCATTATTTTTTTCTGCATCATCTAATTTTGAGATGACATCGGTACTGGCGAATGTATTAGATTTTACATCTTCCGACAGTTTTTTAATTTTTGCATTTTTTTTAAATTTGGTACCGTTAGCAGTTCTTTTAATAACACCACCAAATAGTGAACCACGGGCACCGGCAATATTAGCTGTGCTAATTTCACCATCTTCTTGTAAAAAATCAATAAATTTCATGAGTATACCTTATATTATGTATTACCAAACAGGGTCAATATATTTATGATAAATATTCATGCTAAATTTTAATAGGATTCTTAATAATGTATCATCCATCATCTAACCCTTATACTACTATTGCCGAAGGTATTGTACAGGATACCAATGACCCACAACGTAGGGGGAGAATTAAAGTTTTCTGTCAAGTTTTTGGAGATGTTCCTGGGACGTTGGTAGAAGATTTACCATGGTGTAGATATATTACGCCTTATGGAGGTATGGTAAATTCTGATGTAATGGGTAGAGGACCATCGGACACCCCTACAGATGGAAGTGTTGCATATGGTATGTGGGCTATTCCTAAAATTGGTACTATGGTAGCATTAATGTGTTTAAATGGTGACCCATCACGTAGGGTATATATTGGATGTATGCCTCCGGCATATTCAGAGCACACGATGCCACATGGCAGATTTATTGATAATGATGGACCGTTATCATCATCAGAGAAACCTATCCAGCCATTATATGATAATCTAAAAAAGGCTTTTGGTGAGGATAGGGCAAAATTTGAATATCAAAGTAGGGGTATGGACTATAGTGTTACAGGATTGACACAAAAGAGTATTGATGCAAAATTAACAAATTCTCAAAAAAAGGATGAAAAAATAGGATATAAAAAGTCCAGAATCCAACCAGATTTGAAATATACTGACCGTGAGGATGATACAAATTATGACAGTCAGGTATGGTCATTTACCACTCCCGGATTTCATTCTATATCGATGGATGATAGTCAGGATAATAGTAGAATAAGAATAAGAACGGCTAGTGGACATAATATTATATTTGATGATACCAATGAGAGGATTTATATTAATACTGCCGAAGGCAATAATTGGATAGAATTAGACCAAGATGGTTCTATAGATATATTTTCAGCAAAATCAATATCTATTAATTCGGATATGGATATAAATTTAAATGCTAAGAATTCTATAAGAATGCATGCTAAAGATATTCATCTACGGTCAGAGATGGATACTAATATAACGGCTGTTAATGATATACATTTGAATGGTAATAATGTTGTTAATTCTGCAGCAGAAAATTATTCTGTAAATGCAAATAATTCGGATACTTATATAAAGAGTGCCATGAAAGTTACGGCACAGACGATTGGTATTCGAGGTAAGGATGCATTAAGTGTATCTAGTAAGAAGAGTATTATAAAAGGTACTGAAACATTAACAATGGATGGTGATAAGACCAGTGTTAATGGTACAACTACTATGCAAGTTATTGGTAAAAATATTAATGTTAAGGGTGATGAGGTTACTAATGTTGATGGTAAAGTAGTTAACATGGCAGCATCGGAATCATTAGTATCTGCTGGTCCAAATGTTGTTTCTACCGTTAAAACGGTTACCACATCTACTACAGATGCTACTACAGGTGAAACTACTGACACTGAGCAACCGGTTACCGAAAAACCTGATGTAATGGGTTCTATGTCTGAAGAGGGTAAACAAACTATTGCTAATAGTTTAGGATTATCTGCTGATGATATTCAGGATATGAATAGTACCGATTTTAGTAATGCTATTCAGCATGCATTTGACGTTCCCGAAACGGGAACGTCAATGAACAGTATTTTATCATCATTAACCCCTGAAGGGTTGAATAATGTTTTGAATAATTCTAAAGATTTGCCACAATTAGTAAACAATGTTCCTAATATGGTAGATATATTAAACAGTATGAACCCAGATGATTTGGAAGCCTTAATAAAAAACAATCCTGGCATTGCGGATACCTTATCAAATTTAGATAATGGTGGGGATGTATTGAAGAGTATTCCTGATATTGGTGGCATATTAACGAATATGAATGATATTAACAATATGTTAGACAATATGGAT